TTCCAGTAGGTTGTCCATTATAAAATGCAGAGACAACCCTAGTATCCGCAGAGTCAGACATTTGAACATTGGAAGACCAACCAGAAATTGGAATACTAAATGAAGAAAAGACAACAACTCCACCTGAAGCTGCAATTGCATTACCAAGGTTGTTATTTAAACCTGTCCCGATGGACATGTTCATTGTGTTTCCGCCAGGAGAAACAAATAAGAATCCAGAAGTAGCAGTAGAGTTTGTGTGCCATTCGCCTAGTTCTTCTTGGTTTGGTACCTTGGTAGAATCTACTATAATCCCATTAGGGAGAGATATTGTCGCAGCTGTAGCCGTCGAAGTTCCGGAAGTAAAACGACCTTTTACTTGAACACTATCGCCTACACGCCTCCATTCAAAATTAGAGGATGAAATTGTTCCAAACCCAGCAACAGTAGCGTTATAAGGTACCCAATCGGTTACAGGAGTTCCAAACACGTAGGTCTGAGGACTTACTGTGATATTATCAACTTTCAATTCATAAGCCAACGCACTCACACTTTGAACGTGGGCAATTAAGCGATATGAGCTGCCAGTAGCAGAACTTTGGAAAGTCGCCTCGAATTTATCAGAAAGCGAACTGTTATTAGAAAACATTTTGATGTTTGAAGGCTCGATCAATTGAGAGTTTGTGACATCATAGATGTACCAAATTACGTCTGACTCAACTCCGGTCCCGCCTGCAACAAAAGTTCCAGAGTTTACGATGTAATCGACAGAAATTTTAAGAGACTTTGCTCGGTAAGCTGGATCGACTGTGAAAGGAACAGACCATCCTTGGCCTTGCACGTTTGATGCGGGCTTTGTCAGGAGGAATGACTTTACCCCATCAAGCGGCGTTGAAGTGGTCATAGAGGTTGTGACTGTAGGTGAACCTCCAGTACCGTCAACGGGGCGTGTGGAAGCTGCGTCTGCATAAGGAACAAAAATACTTGATGAAGTGTCATCAGCATTTCCGTTTGTAATTAAATTCTTAACTCCACCCGTTCCAGATCCAACTATGGCTTCGTTACCAGAGGAATCGAGAGTGTAGAGTTTGCCATCGGCTTTGAAATAAAGTTTGTTTGAACCAGAGCTTGGATTCGCAGGAGTAGTTGTTTGCGCCGATGTGATCGCGCCTGTGATCGAAGGATTTGCGTAAGTTTTGTTACTCAGAGTTTGAGTTGAGTCTTCGTCGATCAAAAGTTTGTAAGTTGTCCCATTTGAAACCTTTGCTTGGTTCAAATCAGTTCGATAAGTAATCATCCCTTTCGGGTGGGAAGCTGTGTCCGAGGTCGTATTTTCTAATTGTGCTTTTTCAAGCTGGCCGTAAACTTTCAAATTGTCCCCCTTAGCTCAGAGTCTCTTTTAGTATAATTGTCTTTTGCCCATAGTGGCTGTGTATTCGTGTAGTGCGATGCAGATAAAAACTCTTCTTTATTTTTTCTTAACTTTTTATCACAACTTCTACATTGCATCATTCAGAACCAATCAATCTATATGATCCCGCAGGTAGCGGTACATTTGTTTGTATTCTCACATTACTTGCACTTGTTGCTTTGATAGTAACGTAAAGAATTTCAAAGTCATTAGCGTTGTCACGCAGCTGCCATTGTGCATTGCGAGCATCGGTAATCTCCGCGCTCACGTTCACATCTTTCAAAGTAACAACTCCATCGAAAGCTTGGTCGGCTACGAATTTAGAAACTCCTAAAACCTTAAAGCTTGTTCCTACGTCAACGTAGGCTTTGTTCACATCAGTCGCAAAAACTACGCGGCCAATGTTCTGTGCTGAGGCTGCGGGGAGTGTTGCAAACGTGTAGTTTTCAAGCCGTGCGCCTTTAATTCACCTTTGATGTATAAATCACGAAAGTAATGAGTAGCATCGCCAAGGTCAGTACCGCTCCACGAACCAGAGAAAGAAGCGTTTGTAAAAGGTAGGAAATCGTCTTTTGTAAATACGTCGCCCTTAGCAGCATGCGATGTACTCTCTAAGGTGAGGTTTTCACTCGCGGCGGTTCCACCTTGAATGGTTTGACCTCCAGAACGCCCTGCGAGCATTGCAAATTGTGTATGTCCAGCATCTCCTGTAGTAAGGCCCGATAGCGAACTGTGTGTAATTTCTGTATCAGGAGCGTTAGCAAGCCAGACGCTATTAACAGAATCATAAAACAAAGCATCGCCATTTTGCGCGGGTATCGTCTGTGCAAGATCACGCCAAACCCCAGACCTAAAGGCAAGAAGAGTAGACAGAGCAATGTCGTTAGTTCCATTTGATATTGTACCCCCTAAAAACAGATCGTTGAAACGAAGAAGAGAGGTGCCAAGATCAAGTGTGTTATCAGTGTCAGGTTTTATAGTAGCACCTACTATAATTTGACCTGTACCGTTCGGACTAAATTGAATGTCTCCGTTTAAGTTTTGTGAGCTTATGACGTTTCCATCAACACGAATGTTGTCGATGTTGAACTGTCCTGTGATTGTCATTGTTCCAGTTACAATCTGACCAAGCGTGGTCATTGCGCTCTGGATGTCTACAACTCCAGCCCCATTTGCTTGAAGAATTAAATTGGTGTTAGGAGCTGTGATAGAAATTGTATTGCTATCAAGACGGATAGAATCGATATCAAGTCTCGTACCAGATATTTGACCAGCTTGGATGTTGCCAGTCGTAGAGAGGTTTTCGTTATCAAAATTTATTTCCCCTGTAGAGCTTGTGATTCTAGTAACCCCTGTAACATCGGGATCAATAGTAACTGTCTGTGCGTTGTCGGCAAAAGTGGCGACTCCAGCCCCTAGCTTACCTGTCGTACTAAGATTGGTCGCACCGAAAGAAACCTCTCCAGTTGTGTCAGTATAAGAACCAGGAACCAGAGTCACCGAATCTGCACCATCATCAGCGACAAGTGAAGTTCCTGTTACAACCGCCCCAGTAATGTCTCCAGTGGTTGTGAGGTTTTCATTGTCGAAAGAAATAGCTCCGCTAGAATCTGTGATTAACCCGCTTGATATGCTCAGGGTACCAATCACAGCGGAGCTTTGAGCATATATATCTTTCCATCTAAAAGTATTTGTTCCGAGGTCGAAAGTGTTGTGAACCGCAGGTCGGAACATGTCATCGACTTGTACAAAACCAGTTCGTGGGCCTGTACCGTCACCTGAGTTCGCTCTTAATGTTAAATTTTGATTGGCAGCATCGCCGCCGTAAATAGTTTGTCCTGCATAAAGACCAGTGATCGGATTTCCCGATCCATCAAGCTCTGTTCGTCCGTCTCTCCAGACGTAAAGATCTTGAGTGTTGTTTTGAAAGGCCGCCAAGATCGAATCTTGCCCCCAATCCATGTCATAAACTTTATGCCAACTAGGAGATACTTCTCCTTCTCTTTGTTCCCAACGATAGCTCGCAGCCTTACCGTCGCCGTCATCGAGCACGACACGATAATCATTTAATGCGTTTCCAGCAAGTGGAAGAGCTGCGGGATTTGCAACACTGGATTTGGCATTTGGATAAAGGACCGCAAAAATCCAGTTAAAAGCCCCTTCGACGTTTGAAACGCCTGGAGCTGCGGGATTAACGTAAGAAAAATCCCCGAGAGTATGTTTGTAAGGGTGCTGCGTCTGGTTCCAAATTTCAAATCTGTGTTTTGTGAAAATCATAGTACGCCGTCTCCATCCGCATCGTAAGAAGCAGTTGGATCAAACGTGAAAGCCAAAGCCCCAGCTTCCCAGGCGGCTTTCCATTTGTAAACTCTCTCTTGTCGATTGATAATTTGAGTGCTTGTGGCGTTTGCATATACATACTCATCACACATGCACGGATCGCCTTCGCCTGCTCCGATGTATGTAGTGAAAACAAATTTAGGGCGACCTTGACCGTCGAGTACGACATGTTGTTTTACTTGCTCGTGCGCGTGAGTCTTTAGGAGTTCAAGCGCGGTTTTTACTTCAGGAATATCCTGTGGGTATTGCCCTGCCATGTTAGTTACCTCCTACGGCGAAAAAGTACCCTTAATGGGTATTTTTAACTGATGAAGGGCCTTGCGGCCCCCCACCATTTCAACTTTAGTAGCTGATTCCGTAGATGATACCGCAATGGCCTGGTTTGTTGATTTCCAACTCACCAAACAAGCTGATGTCCACGATGTACTGATAACCAGTAGTATTACGAACCTCGAAATACTCTTGGCCTTCAGGAGACTTACGTTTTTGGAAGAACCCATTTGATCGGAAGACCATAGACTTCATATCCAAGATCGCAATTACGTCGTCATCCCACTCTTGTATACCAACGATAGTTAGTTTTCCTTTTACAGAGTTGATAACAACTTCATCCCAACCATAGAGAGAAGCTTTTTTATCTTCAATAGTGATCTGCCAGTTAGCAGCACCATTTGCTTTGTTCTCAATCAACTTAAGAACAGAACCAAAGTGTTTGTAAGACATTACAAAACGATCTGCACGACCTTTTGCTTTTTTACGAACTTCTGTGTAAGCGTCGAACAACTTATCAAGGATGTTTGAAGCTGTGATAGAAGCACCGTTTACGTTTACTGCCTGCAAGAACGGATAAGCAAGTTTGCTTTGTCCGTGAACTGTAGCAGATCCACCGTTTGCAGCTGACAACAACACACTTCGGATAGAAGTGAATGCAGTAGTCTCAGCTCCGTCTGTGTAGAACTTCGCGTTTTGTGCTACAGTGTATGCAGACAAATTCGCAGCTGCTCCACCGCGTGTTGCAGAGAAAGTTACTGCATCAGTGTTTACATCGATAGCGATAACATAGAAGCTTGCAGCCGCAGAGTCGTCGTCATCAAGTGTAACTTTTTGATTAAGAACAAAACGGTCAACGTGGTCAACAAGCATAATACCAGTCGCAGCGTTTGTTGCGTCTGTTACTTTTGCGAAGTGAGGACCAGTGCCCATTTGGATGCTTGCGACCATTTTGATGTATTCCATGAAATCTTCGATTGTGTCAGGCAAGATTTTAAGGAATGAATCTTCAACGATCTTACCAGAGTGATCCATAAGATCACGATGATTGAAGATCATTGATCCCCACATCTCTTTGTAGTCGTCGATAGATCCACGAACGTATTTATCTTCAGAAATATCAGACGCACCTGTAAGGCCGCCCATTTTTACTGAAGACGCGCCCGCAGCTTTAAATGGAACGATGAGCTTGCCGCCCTTCCATTTGTCGTCTTTTTCGATGTTTGATAAAATGTAATCACGCTTAAGTAACTCTTCCTTCAACAATTTGTTGGGAAGGTATTCGTTAAGCATGTCTTGAAATGTTCTAGTTGTTGACATGTTAAATGCTCCTCAAAGTTTAAGTCGTTAGTTGTTGTCTCATTTTTCTCAAGTCTTCGATGCTCGTAGGCACCTTTTTCGCTGGAGACTTCGCTCCACCGCCTTGGAAAGACGAGATTACTGGTTTTGCTTGCTGATTTTGTACGACCTGGCTTGGTGTACTTTGAGAGGCAGCCTGAGAACCTTGCTGGGTTTGTGCTTGAACCCCTACGAGTGCTAAGACCTCACTCACTAGCTGACTTGCTGGAGGAGAAATCTTGTGGACAGCCTCGTAATACTGTCCTCGCCGAATTACTTCAGCCTTGAACGCTCCAGCTTTTCCGAGCTGTGTTTCGTAGGCTGTGATCGCTGAAACTATTTCAGGCTTGGCTAGCTCCTGACTAAGTTCCATTTCTGTTTGACGTTGAATCATCTGCGCCATTTGCGTTTGGAGCGTTTGATTCTGTGTCTGAGCCATTTCAAATTCAGTTTGTTGCTGTCTTTGAAGATCTACTTGCTGTCTCTGTTCGGGAGAAAGCTCTTGATACTTTAGCTCTTCAATAGCGTACTGGATAATTTTGTCTTTGGGAATATTTAATGCTTGAAAAAACGTACGAAAGTCGCCTTTTTTGACATAAGCTCCCAAAGTTTGAAGACTGTTCTCGACCTGACTGTACTTGCCCTTCCACTCTTCTACTTGCTGTTTGAAGGCTTCTCTTGAGGTTTTAACTTCATCAAGTCCGTGAGCTTTTTCGTAAAGATCTTTGAACTTTTGTTCCAAGTCTTTAGTCTTGATGATTGGCTTTACAAAGTCGTCAAATTCAAGCTCTTTATCTTTTACTTTGAACTTGAAACTTGGTTTCCAGGCTTGTGTAGGATCGTTCTGCGTTCCTGCTCCTTGCGAAACTGTTCCATCATTTCCTGCTCCCGTCGCCTGCGCCGTCTGTACTCCTTCTCCAGTCGTTGACTGCGCTCCTGTTCCTGCGTTAGCGGTCGTTGTTTGCGGGGTTTGCGCTGACTCCCCTTGGGATTCTGTAGATACTCCTCCCACGTCGGATGTTGTTTCATTGTTAATCTCCATCGGTGCTTCCTTTCTACCCCTTGCCTGGGATAAGTTGTTTTAAATCATCGGTGGAGGCGGCGGTAATTGTCCCTGCGGGGCTTGTTGCTGCCCCATTCGGTTCATCATATCCAGCACGACTCCATCGTTCATTCTTTCTAAGTCATCAAGTGTTGCCCCTTGAGCTTCGAGTTTTTTAATCAAATACATGATCGCTTCGTAAGGAAGACGAACTTGTTTTGCGCCACTCGAAGAGTGAGGATCAGGTAAACTCATTTGTATAGTAATCAGTGAGCCTCCAGTTGGAATGAACCCATCTTTTGCGGCTTGCTCTGCTTGCATCTTCTGAGCTTGTTGATCTTCGTGAATAGCAAGGTACTGATCGTAAAGCTGTTTCACGTTTGGAGGAAGCATCTGAAAGTCAGCTTGCTTCATTCTATGAGTTACAGCGTCGATGTAGATTTTGTTATCTGCGTACGGACCAACAAAAGGCATTTGCCCACGCTCTATTTGAAGCATGTCGTTCTCGGCGTTGTCATACTCGACAGTCAAACGCTTTACGATTTGAGTATTTTTTAAATAAGGCATCTCTTTAGCGAGAAGGGCTAACTGTTTTGCATCCATTTGTTGTCCGGCGTACTGGATCAAATGATTCAAAGCTAATTGCTGACCTAAACGATCAGAAATATCAGCGCTCTGCTCTTCAACTTTGATTTGATATGAAAGTGGAACCGTTGCTCGGAACTCCTGGATGTTGATCGCTTCAGATTTCCCCACCGCTTGAATGAAGGCGTCGTCGGGTAAGTAGTGTTTTGCAAGTTCAAGAGTGACTTGGCAAAACTCCTTCATGAAAGCTTCAACTTTCTCAATATATCGGGAGAATTTCACTTTACTTGAGGCACTTCGGAATAAAAGAGTGTAGGGATCAATCTGCCCTGACTCATTTTCCATGTTAATCTCTTCAAGCATACAAGCTGAGTACATTTCAGAGATCTGCGACTCGATGTAGGGAAGAAACTGCCCACCGTCTCTGCCTGGAAGGATCTGTGGGGCTGCACCTTGATAGGTGATCCCTCTCACACCTGGCAAAAGCGCACCTGGGGCCATTTTCGTCCCACCTTGGTAGATGATTTTGTCATCGCCAACGGTGATTTGATGAGTGGCAGCTTGGGAGCTTGCGCGGTTAATCTCTGCCTGGTAGGGACGGGCGATTTTAATTATCGAATATCCACGGGGATTTGTCGAATATGTATCAAAACCCTGCCAAATAATCGGATAAACACCAAAAGGAATCTCGGCTTCTTCTAAAATACCTCGCTCAGTGGAGATATAGTAATACCCTTGTGGGTACTGTTTACACGGACGAAAAAAATGGTATCTAACCAAAACTTGTGACTCTTCTGAGCGGTATTGCTTTTTGTTGGTGTCAAAAACAATAAATTCACCCGTGTCTCCATCTCCGATGATTCGTTTTTTTGATTCATCCTCCCCGTAGGCCGCTTCTAGTTCTGCTTTTTCCACCATTTCTCGAACGATGTGATAAGGAGAGGCCTTCATTGACTTTGCTTGAGGTGCTCTGAGTAGATTAAATCCTGGAATATTTTTAAACTGAAATGCACCTGTGAAAATAGGCTTTGCGGTGTCTGGAACCATTTGCCCCATCTCATCCATTGCTGGCTGCCCTTGTTCATCGACGAGAGGCTCGTAACCTTTCACGTCTCCTTCGTTCGGGTCCCAATAAATGAAAGCACACATCTCGCCAAGTTCTACGAAATTTTGAATGTACTCGTTAAATTTTTCTTTAAGATTGTATCTGTGTCTAAAATCCGACCACACAGCAAGATTTAAGTCAGCGGCCTTTTTGTCCTGCATGTCCATTTCATTCTGGGCTGCGGGGATCACGCCTGGCACTTTTCCAGCAATTGCTTGGATGTAGTGGCGAGTGATTTTATGAATGTGGTTTTTAGTGAGTCTTAGTTTCTGGGTTTCATTGAGCCTTTGTGTTTGTCTCACACGAGTAAAGAAGCTTGTTGTTTTTTTCGAGTAGTGGTTTCCTGAAACGAGCAGAAGGTTGCTGCGCATTTCCGAAAAAATTTCGTCGTCACAGCTTTCAGCATCTCTGTAGTGCTGGTTTAAGGCTTCAATGTTATGTTTTTTCATTCATGGTCCTCGCTCTTTCGATGTGTCTGTCGATCTGAGCTTTCTCGAAGGCGAGGGGATCGTCGATTAACATTTGAGCTTCTTCAGCTTCAAGTAGTGCTTCTTGATCCATTAGTTCTGCGTTGATTGCTTCGGGAGACTCAGACACCACAGAATGTTGTGTGTGGTCCGAAGCTTGGCCTGAGCTTACGGCATCCTCATTTCGGCGAGGATGGAAGGTAAATTTCATACCCTGAAATTCAAAATCTTGAACTCCAGATGTATGACATTGTTTTATTATTCGGCAAATATCGCTTGCACTCAAGGAAAAATTAGCTATACTCTGCGTTCCAATGGTCGAACTCGTCTTCAAGCTCGCCCCACCCTTCTGATTCACTTGATTTTGGCTCATCAATCTCTTCCCCTCTCCTCATTCTAATCTGCAAGGCTTGATGCTCTTCTTCGGTCAATGGTCTAGCTGCGCGTTCTTTTGCTGCTTCTTCCGTCGCTCCAAGAAGTTCATCCACGGCACTCAAGTCCCAAGGGATGAGCTTACATCCGTAACGGGTGCTGTCGGCAAGGTCGTCGTCTTTTTTCGACTCTCCTCGCTGATTGCTCACCATAATGGTAAGAAGTTCGCCTGCTAGTTTTAAATTCTCAGGATCATCGTCAAAAATGTCGAGCATTTTGTGTTTGAACAGCGTGTTTACAAGGTCCTCGCCCGCATCCCGAGTTTTGTCTGCTTTGACGAAGTTCACACCATTTCTCTGTGCGATTGTTCCGAAGTCTGCGGCCCCTGGATCATAACAAGCTTGGGTGATTCGTAACCCTCTCGACAGTTCTTGATATTTTAAGAACACATCTCCTGCGGTTGTCTTCTCCCCGTCGCCTCGCCATGATTTAAACACAGCACCTTTTTTGTAGTCGGGCCTAACTGCGATGAACACGATTGCAGCTGGGTGATTTTTTCTATAACTCTTCGCCCCTTCGTCTGCGCCTGAGCCGTAGTCCACGGCTGCATAAATAAACCAATCTTTAATCGAATAAGGTCTTACTACGTTTTCATCGTAATCAAACGCATAGTAAGTCCTTCCCTCTTCGGTTACGAACTTTCCATACACACGACGCTGTTTCTCGGTTTCGTTCTTACACTTTTCCTCAGCAAGCTTAATCTTATCAAGAGTCATCACTCTCGATGGACTTCCATCTTCGTACTTCAAGCAATCATACATGGAAACCGTGAGTTTTAATGCTGAAGGGAGAATTTTATTTCCCTCCATTGCCTGCTTCCAGAAAAGTTGATTTAAAGTCGGAGTAAAACCACTCGTGAAAATCCCCGCAGTTGCAGTTAGCCTGAACATGATCTCATCGTAAAATTCGAGAGGCATCTCCTCATCGCACAGAGTTTCAAAAATGGTACCCGCTTGAATGCTGGATGCAGCTTTGGAGTAAGTTTGAAAATAAATAATGGGACCAGCGTTAAACACGCACGAGTTATACACCCCATTTTTCTTTGTCATCTTCCAGCCGTACTGCGCGTCTCTCTCAAAACGGCCTCTAGGCATCCATTCTGGCACCCACTTCGTTTCAATCTCACGCTCGAGCGTTTTTGAGTCTGGGTAAAAGTACCAGAATTGTTTCGGCTTGGCACCTGGGCCCCAGAATCTCTCCCACCTTGATTGATCGGTTCCGTTTGCAATTACACGTCTGATAAGTGCTGAAGATTTTCCAATCTGATTGGCAGCGGTGAGAAGGTTCACACGGTTGTCAGACTCATGGATTTTTCGCTGCCAGGGGTACATGGGAACGTAAAGATGTGGGAGCTCTTCTTCGAGTTTTTTATGCTCTTTTAGAAGTTCGAGCTGTTTCTTTTTTAATTTTAAAATTTCATTTTCTTTTCGCTTAAGCTGATCACTAAGGCCTATGAGCGGAGACTTCAATTGCGTCATCTTCCTCCTCAATCACGGGTGGAGCTTCAAATAAAATCTCTGTAGCTGGAGAACTTGATAGCTGTTTAATTTCTTGTTCAATGTCGTGAAGCTCTTGCTGAATTTCTCTAGCTGACTTCGGAGGCTCATATTTTTGAGTGACGTTGACGTTTAGATTTTTGCTGGTTTGGTCGATTGAAATTTTCTGGGCGACGGCACCTTTTACTCGGTTGTCGATTAACGCCACAACTTTCACAAGCTCTGAAACTAATTTTGTATTTATAGTTCCGTTCGGATTTTCAAGCGGTAAACGCAAAATTTCATCAAACCTTTCAAGCCCCATATCAAGCATCGCTCGCATTTTGTACATGTAATCAGCTGGAGGCTGTAGAATGTAAGCAAGTGTGAGTGGGTGTTTGATGTAGTCGTAAAAATGTTCTCTTGCACAAACTTTTCCGTAAACTGCGGACATTCTCATGGATTCTGCGTCGTTATCAATGGTGAGAAAATATTCATCCCAAAAAGCAATGCGAACTTGTTCTACTGTCCACCCAGGATCGAGCTGCTTTCGCAATTTATTTAACGGCATTGTAAGCAGCTCAGGAGGAAGCTCACGCATGAGTTCTCTGAGTCTGTTTGATACCAAATTAATAACGCATTTTGGGTTTTGTTCTTCCCAAAAAACTATTTCTTTAGCGGGGGCGAGCTGTTTTGAATTGCGACTGATTGGCCGTTGTTCAAGGGGGCCCGCGCCCAGAATCGGTGATTTCGGGACGGTTGGGTTCGATGCCATGTCGAAATTAGAAGGGTTCTGGATGCTGGTGTCAAGGCGTGATCGTTTCTTAGTCTGGAAGGTGGGACGAAAAGGCTAAACTTAGACCCACCTCCTCCCCCCTACCCCCTGGTTGGTTCATTCTGATGCACCCTCATTCCAGATCCTTAAATTATCTGTCATAGTCGCAACCCATTGAAACGACTGCGCTTTCCGCTATATGCATGCATATTGTGCATTGATGCATGTTGTTGATGATCTGGAATGAGGATGCTGGAAGGATGGAAGATGGCGGTTGAGGTATGAGGCTGCGCGTCAATTTTATAGTCACTGTGCATTACTTGTACAAAGCAGTATTACAAGTAAATAAATCAACATCTTATGAGTGAAACAATTGCAACTGTGAATAAAAGTTCTACATCTCACTCTGAAACATGAGACAGTCTACTTGTATTTAATCGCTTTACAAGTACGGCATGCTATGTGCATTAGTAATTTGTATCAGTTCAATCATGAGCTGAATTAACCAAGGAGTTATCATGTACTTTAAAGCATATATTGCAATCTCAACGGAAAATCTCTGGAAAAACCCTGAGACAAATAAATACGAAGGTTGTGATCCAGACTCATATCAGGACCATGGAATCATTCATGAGTTTCAAGCCTCGACACTTGAGGAATTAAAAAGCAGAATTCAAAAAGAATTTTTCAATCTTGAAAAACCAGTCGGCGCAGACGTTCAAATTTTCGACGGCGCAATTGAGATTCAGTACCAAGGCGAACATGACTACAGAACTCCAAAGGCTGAACAAATTCCTTTCATTGAAACCGCTCGAATAGTGATTTCCAAAGTAGACGAAACTTATTTAGATCTTGCCAACGAAACAATTTTTAAAAACATCAGCCGATAATCGTCGGCTGAATTATCCAAGGAGATATTAAAATGAAACCTTATGAAGTTATCATGATCGCTGAATCGGCGTTCAGACACGGACAAGCCTACGCAAACAATCAAATCTATCGTTCAACAGGAAAATATATTTTCAAATGTCCCGAGTCGGTCGGACTGCCTGATTATGTGATTCGAATGACAATTGAAAATCATGCCTTTTTAACGAAAGTTTATAGACATTCATTCAGACAAGGATTGAAACATGGAAAATAAAAAATCAACATACGTTACAAACTGCCAGTACATACAAGATAGAGACGGTGATTATCAGACTCTCGAGATGTTGCAACAAAAGTTCAAACCATCAAACGAAGACATACGAAACGGTTTTAATGGAAATATAGCCGCGTATTTTAAAGTGAATCGAAAAACAAAAAAAGCCAGCATGGTCAATCAGTGGACATATTCAGACGAGAAGTTTGCAAGTCTGCATCAAGCTATTCCATCGGCTTTGGCCTTGTATCGGCTTTGTGCGTTCGGCGAAAATACGGTTCGGGCGTTCGGTCAAGACGGTTACAAATGTGTTTGGCAGTACGCCGTTGAACACGTTGAATCAAAAACTTTGATTGTGTTCGGCGAACATAAGGGCGCGTTCAGTTTTTGGTTACAGAAATCAAGTAAAGACGAACTTTCAAAAGAACTTATCAGGGACCTTGAACAATTCATAACCTACATTTGTTCAGACAAGTTCGCGCATCCGTATGACGGACTTGTCGCGGGATCGGTGGCGTAATGGAAACCCGTGTCGGCGATATTGATAGAATAGGAATTTTCGAAGTCTATTCATGTTTAGCTCATGACTTTGGTTTGTATATATTGAACACACGACTTTACAACATCATTACAGAGGAGGTGTAAAATGAAACATGCAATTAAACTAGAAGACTTAGAGTTATCAAAAA